CCTTTGATATGGCGGTACAACGAGGGCTTATCACCCTACCAAAAGAACAAATTTCAGAAGAGGAATTTACCGAGCGATATGGTGACATCCCTGATATCGAGGGAATTATTGCGCCGCAAGAACCCAAAGAAGAACCTAGTATTGGTGAGAAGGTTGCGGGCGCAGCAGAAGCGGCACTTACAACCGCAACAGGCGCAACAGGCGGCACCCTTGGTATGATTGGCGGTACATTTCAAGGTTTGATTGATGAAATTCGCACTGGTGAATTCGGCTCTAATGAGGCTGCAAATCGCATTGAAGCAAAAGCAAGCGAGCTTATGTCTGCATTGACTTACACCCCGCGCACAGAGCAGGGTCAAGAGTATATGAAAGATATTGGCGAGGCTGGCGCTCAATTAGCGCCACTTGCAGGATTATCTGGCCCACTATCTCAGGCTGGCCAGCTTAGTAAAGCAGTGGCACCACAAGCAAGGGCAGCTATGGCTCCAGTAGCAAAAGCGGCTACACAAGTCGCAAAACCTGCCAAAGATGCTGCTAAAAGTGTATTTCAGTATCAAAGCCCTACCAAGCAAAAGATTGCTCAAATGCTTGAGGCAAATATTCCTGATGCTGAAACAGCACAGTATAAAATTAAAACACCGTCATCAAGCAAGCCTCAAACCGGATTAGCAAAGGCTCTTAATGCAGGTGGTGCGAAAATAGCAAAAGATAAGGTGGCTATTGGTGCATTAGACCAAGGCTTTGATGAAGGTGTAATAGCATCGGTAAAAGGTGCATCTAAGGCAGATAAGGCCGACATGCTAGAAATGCTAAATATGTTTGAGAAGGGTAAAAAGAACCGAATATACGCGGCGAACAATAGACCTACAGATATTATTGGTAATCGAGTACTTAAAACCTTTAACGAGGTTAAAAAAGCAAACAAAAAAGCAGGATCTGAAATTGATAAAATTGCACGATCACTTAAAGGCAGGCAGGTTGAGTCGGCACCAATAGGCGATAGGTTTATGAATGAGCTTGCTGATATGGGTATTAGTGTATCTGATGACATGAAGCTTGTTTTTAAAGGTTCGGACGTAGAAGACCTTTCCAATGTTGAGCGCACCTTCTCTACTGTGTTTCGTAGAATGACTGGAGACAAAGCGCCTGATGCTTACGAGCTGCATAGAATGAAGCGCTTTATTGATGAGCAAGTGTCTTACGGCAAAGCAGGCGAAGGCCTGACAGGCAAAGCAGAATCGGTGCTCAAATCATTGCGCCGTGATATTGACTCAGTGCTAGATGAAAACTTTAAGGATTATGACAAAGCAAATACGATGTATTCAGATACCATAAGCGCCATTGATGACATTCAGCGTGCAGTTGGCAGATCTATAGACTTTAGTAGTGATAGTGCTTCAAAATCTATAGGAACAGCCATGAGGACAATACTATCTAACAACAAATCAAGAGGAAATGTAGTAGATGCGATTATGTCAATTGATGAAACTGCCAAAAAATACCCCTCTCAAATCGCCATAGAAGGGCCAAAAACGGCAGGCAGAAAGCCTGATTTAACGCAGCTTATATTGTTTGCTGATGAATTAGACTCAAGATTTAAGCCAGTGGCAAGAGGCTCATTCCAAGGCCAGATTGAACAAGTTGCAGAACGTGGGCGGCAAATTGCAACAGGTGGCAGCCCAACAATGGCAGCGGCTGATGCGGTATTTGGTGCCGCGGCAAGGGGACTAGATAAAATTAAAGGTGTGAGTGACGAAAAGGCATTTGCAGCAATGAGAGAATTACTAAAAAAAGGTTTTGAATAATGGCAGATCAAATAAACACCCCTATTAACTATCCAGTTATAGCAGGCGGCAAAATTGTAGTAGGTGGCAAGGTTTTGTTTGGTAATGAAAACCAGCGCCCAGACGAAGACAATCCAGCAACATTAAAAGCTATATTTGTAGATTCAAACCTAACAGTTCAAGCTCAAAACCCACAGCCATTAGGTAGTAATGGCGAGTTTGATCAATCCGTAAATGGTACGCTATACGGCCCTGATAACGCAGTCTATTCTGTATTAATTTTAGATCGCAAAGGGAAAGAGTTGAGCTATACACCTAGCTTTAATCTAAATGACACATCAGCGGCTACCAGCGCAGCAGCAAGTGCAGCCGCAGCAGCAGCATCGGAATCTAACGCGGCCAATTCAGAATCAGCCGCCGCCGCTATAGGTGTTGAAGTTGCAAGCTCTTACGTTGATTTTGTTAATCGATATTTTGGAGCTTATTCTTCTGATCCATCGGTAGACCCAGTTGGCAACCCACCTAATGAAGGCTCTATCTACTTCAATACTACCTCAGATGTATTTTACACATGGGATGGCAGTACATGGGTGAATTACTTCCCATCTAATCCTAATGGACTACTGGTAACAACTACAGGCACAACCGAGGCTAGAACGCTGGCTGATAGGTTTGCTGAGACTATAAATGTCAAAGACTTTGGGGCTGTCTGCGATGGCATTATTGATGACACGGCAGCAGTTCAGTCTGCTCTTGACACTTCGGCAACAGTTATCATCATACCAGACTTGTGCCTAACAAGTGCAACACTAACCAGCACAAAAGATAATAGAACAATCATAACCACAGGCGCTGGGCTGATAAACAAAACTGAGGATACGTCTGTACTGGTAGTTACCGGGTCTGGAAATAAGATACATGTTAAAATAGATGGCAATAACGCAGCTAATGAGGGTGTTAAGGTAACAGGTGATGATTTCGAGGTATCAAGCTGTGAGATACAAAACCTCTATGGATTGAATGATGGATGCAGAGCAATATATATAGATGGTAATATCGGTGGACTTGTATCCGATAATACTATCAAAAATACAGATTCATTTGACAATGGTGGTACCGGGGATGCTATTGGGTCTTCTAGGGCTGTTCTAGTAGCATCTTCTGTAGCAAGAACTAAACAGGTATTAATATCTAACAATAGAATATCAGACATATTAGGTGAAGAAGGTGATGCAATACAAGTCATAGCTAATGATGGAACAGTGCCGTTTTTAGATGGGAATACCGTAATATCAGGCAATATGATTCATAATTGCAACAGGCGTGCAGTAAAGATTCAGGCTTCAAATGTATTGGTTATCGGTAATGTTCATACCAACTCGCTAGCGTTGGGGCAGTTACCACTAGCTGTCCGTAGTTGGGATATTATAGGCTCTAATAACGTTAAGATATTAAATAACGTATCTAATGTAGATGTAGCTTTTGCAGGTGTTGGTATCTCGGGCACCTCACTTAATCGACTATTCGGTAACGTAGTATCTGGGAATACATTTAAAACAGCAGAAGACATAACCACCATATTTTGTACTTATGCTGATGGCACTGTGATAACAGATAATACAATCACTGGTGCTCTGACTTGTATAGCAGTCGGTGATTCACAGTATTGTGATATTAGCGGAAATAGATTCTACGGTGGAGTCCCAACCAGCCCAGCAATAAATTTAGTATCAAGTGTAAATAAGTGTAGTGTTGAGAACAACAAGATGATGTACGGTAGTAGATCATCACTTGTACAAAATTCGGCTCCTTACAGTCATGTTAATGGCAATGTAGTACTGCATAGCGATTCTAATACCAGTGCAGTTAGGCTGTTCTCTGCGGCAGTTGGTAGTGTTTACAGGGATAATAATAGCAACGGTAACGGTGTTGCTATCTTCTTTAACGCTGGTGAAGCAGATGGTCAGTTTATTATGCAGCACTTAGGTACAGGGACTGCTGGCTCAGTAACACCATCTCTTACATTTACATCAGTTATACCAAGTATAGAAAATCCTACGCAGAGACAAAATGACGGTGATATTGCGTTCAAACGCAATGGTACAGCAGCAGGCAAGGTAGGTTGGGTATGTGTGGCTAGTGGAACTCCAGGAACTTGGAGAGAATTTGGTGCTGTAGATGCCTGATAACATGATCAAAACCAAAAACTTCAACACTAAAACCGACAATCTAACGTGCTCATGTGGGCATGTTGATTGCGATAAGCGAAGTGTAGACCAAGAAACACTAGATAATGTACAGCTTATCCGTGATGACTTTGGCGCGCCTTTAAAAGTAACTTCTGGCGGTCGCTGCCCTCTTCATCCTGACGAACTTAAAAAGGCTCAAGCAGGTGATCACCAGTTGTGCAAAGCCGTAGATATTAAATGTGATAACCTATACCTAGAAACAAAGCTCAAGGTATTAGCTGGCAGGCATGGTGCAACCCGTGTGGCTGGTGGTGCTTATTGTGGTTTTGTTCACATGGCTTGGACTGAAACAGACCGTAAAGACGTACCAACTTGGAGTTATTAGATGATTAAGCGAATACTGTTTTGCTGGATGTTTTTACTTGTATTAACACTAGCAGCGGTATTAGCCATCTATAACGACATTGTAAGACTAACCAAAACTAAATTAAGGGGTTTAAAATGCCATTACTTGGAAAAATCGCAACGACCGTAGGAATGTATTTCCTTAAACGCCATGCTATCACATTAGTCTTTGACGCTATCGTAGAAGCCGCAGAAGCTGGAGCTAGCCGAACTGATACACAACTAGACGACAAGGCAGTAAAAGCCCTTAAGGATGATCGAGAGGCTATCTTGAAAATCGTTAAGGACTTCTTGTAAGGTTTTCTATAAATCTTCTTGCTCAAAAATAGCTCTTGCCATATCTATAAACTCAGGCTCAAGCTCATACTTTCCATAGCCAAAGTCTACGCCGATATGTGCAACAGCTTTTATAATACTATGCATTCTATCTAGGCCAGACTTGCTTATGGTTGCAGTTTCATCTTCCATCTTTATTTTTTTGTCTTGAGGTGCTTAATCAAAGCATCCTTGACTAGATTATCATTAACAGCAGCATGGAGCATATTCTCACTCATTGCCAATTGCTCGCTAACTTCTTCTAATTCAGCCGTAACAGCTTTGTATTTATCGGTAATACTAACAATATAGGCCTCAAGCTCTTTTGCTCGTTGCTCCCATCGCTTGGCATGTTGTTCTTTTGGTACTTCACGCCAGTCTTGTACATCATGTTTTTTATAATAAAGAACTCCCTTTCTATACCGTAGCATTTACAAATACTCCCATAAAATCGTTTTTAGTTCGCGTATCCATATCCCAGCTTTGGATAGTTTCAATGTTCTTTTTGTCTTTGGCAGCCTTGGCCATAGCCTTATCATCAATATCCTTAGCCTTTAAAGCTTCTGCTTTAATCTCTTCAAAATAGGGATGGCTAGACATAATAGGATGCCCAGTGATGGCCACACCATAAAGCTCACTATCAATAAATAACTGAGCTGGAATACTATCACCTTTCATACCGTAGTAGTCTTGGCAGGCGGCGCTTAGGTTGGCTGTGTTTAACTGTACTGTCTGAATCATTATATTTTCCTTTATTTGAATTCAATCTTGATGTCGACTAAATGAAGAGCTAACCCAATTTTATTTATATCTGAATTGATCATCTTTTTAATCTCTTCAAGTTCGCCCTGTAGTACTCGTAAATTAGTGCAATCACCTTGCAGGCTAATCAGAACACCGTTAGACCAAGGGTTTTGCTTTGGTGCGTTTACTGTAACTATTGCTTCCATCATACTTTCCTTTTTAAAAACATTAACACTTCCTGAAAAGCGTCTATTTGCATATTGTTATCAATGGCCCAATCATCAGCGGCCACTACTAAATTATCGACCATTTCAAAGAATGATAAAGCCATTGCATCATAGTGCTGGCTTAGTGTTTGGTATAAGTTCATTTAATTTTCCTGATAAACGAAAACCCAAAAGAAATCACAAATGTACATAATACAAATGCGAATATACTAACGGATAAAAACATACGTGCATTATCGCCAATATTCACTGTATCAAAAACAACTCCAGTACTACCAAATGTGTACAGGCCAACTAAAAAAATCGACCCTACAATGGAAACTGCCACTGCAATAAAAAATTGAATAAGGTTCATTTTTCATCCTTCTCTATTATCTGAAAGACTGCATTAACAACACTGTCGGCAATCTTCTTAATAATAAGACTAACACCAAGCCAGAATACTATTCCAAGCATATCTATCACCTCTATTCCATCATGAGCGTATGCAAATATTACAAAAGCACACCAAAATACAGTTAAGAATGCTATTAGACGCTTAATATTTTGTTTCATGTTTAACCCCTTTGTTTGTGTGTTTTAAAAGAATAGCAGCCCTGATTTATTGTCGCACTGACAAAAACTACCAACTTTATTGATATTTATTAGTAATTTCTTACAAAGCTAAAAAAGCCCGCATCATGTACGGGCTTTTTGTTTATCTATATTATCCTTATATGTTTAGATTACTTCATATTAATCACCTTTTACTGGGTTATTGTTAATTTCGTATGCTTTCACCAAAAAAGCCCCTTTGATATTATCTCAGGGGCAAGCGGTCTAACTTAAAGGAAGTATTTACAAGCGTAGCTATCTACTCAAATAACTACCCGCTAAATACTTAATGGAGCGTCTAGCGGGACTTGAACCCGTTCACCTGCTGTTTGGAAGACAGCCGTGCTACCTTTGACACCATAGACGCTTAAAACCGCCAATCCAGTTTCACAACTGTACTATAGCGGGTAAATCAACACCTCCTTTTCAGAAAGTTTCCGCCTAGAGTCCTGTCAAGGCACACATGGTCTATCCCATCGTCACGAATTTAAACATATGGCTTCGTGCCACAAAACAAATACTAATGCCTACATCTCGCATATGCAACTTTAAACACATTTAAATATTAGATGTATATCCAATGAACCTATCTAATTATTAGCGACAATGCGCATGTGCAAGATGCTATATTGTATGGGTAATTAACGAGGAATGAATATGAAAACACAACTAACCACACGCTTTGACCGCCCAGCAGTTCAAGAGCGCTCGAAGAAGCTAGTATCCGGCAATCTAACACCCAGCAACATAGAGCGGGCGTCTATGAATATCGGATTAGATAAACTTGAATGCTTAAAAATGGACTACCCAGCTAAATTCGAGCAATACGTTTTAGATAATCAAGAGGTGGTGAAATGAGCATTAAAGACCTACCCCATGTAACAGTCGAGCAAGTATTGGCATTGCGTAAATCGGCTATTGAATTAGAACAAGAACTATCCGACCTTAAAGCCTCGTTAGAGCAAAAAGGGAAAAGACCATGCCATGACGGATTTTGTGAGTTCACCGCGTTCAATAAGCATTTGCAAGCAATGAGAAAGGACAACGAAAGCCTAATTGGGCAAATCAGGGGCCTCAAAGCCTCACTACCTAAGATTAAGGCGGATGCTGTGCGTGATGCAGTAAAGGCAACTGAATCAAGGACTTACACAGAAGATCACTTCGGCATGGTTGGCTATCACAATGAGATACTATCTCAAGACATACTAACATACGCCAACAAACTGGAGGACGAAGAATGAAATTCAAAGAAAAGCGCGGAAATATTTTCGTATTTGATGGCGGGTATGCTGGCTGGGAGTTGGAGCTACTTGAACTTAAAGATGGATGGTATAGGTTTGCAGATGCCGACTTGGATATTCGCAAAGACTTTGCAATCCGGCATGACGCGCACGACTACGCACACCAGAGAGACATACAAACAGCAGTAAACCTAATGCAGATTTTGATTAATGAGGGGTTGGTGTAATGGAAATTATAGGATCTGTTACCTTGGTTCTTATAGTCATTATGCTTTGGGCATTAGATCAGTATAAACAATGAAATTTAGAAGGAGGATTGCATGAATATCACAAAAGAGCAGATTAAAGAGTGGATGGATAGTAGCGGGATAAAGTTCGTTAATCCTTACGACCTTGCAGAAGCAATGGAGCAATGCTTTAGCGACTTAGCGCCTAAGTGGGTTAGTGTTGATGGGTATAAAAATCTACCAAAAGGGGTATGGTTAGTGAAACTAGAAGGCGATGATATTCCTGAGGTAGCTGACAATACAGGTACTATATGTATTATTGGAAATAGATTTGCTTTTGATGCTGAAAGAATTACTTCCTACATGCCCCTTCCGGCGACACCAAAATGAACCCACTAAGAAAACTGCTAGACGCAGGGCGAACAGTGCGCGAGTTAGAACTTGCTTTGCACGCTGCCAAGATTGAGCAGATCGAAGCTAAAAAAGCACTACTTAAACTATGCCCTGTTCAAGTAGGCGACCAAGTGCAATTAGAGTCGGGCGCTTATGGTGAGGCCTATCAAATACGCATATTAAAAAAGCGCTATGACTACGTAAGCTTTGGCGTTGACGTAAGCAAAGACGGTGAGAGCCACTTTTTGACGATGGTACCCAGCAGGGCGGTGATGGAGAGATTGAGGGGTTAGTATGATTAATTTTATAAAAAAGAAGTACGAATGCCACATGATAAGTAAAGCATCCAAAATACTAATGGATAGAAATGCAAAAAGAAGTAAATACACATCAAGAAAAGACAATAATGAGATGTGGTACATGGCAGAAAAGCTAGAAGCTATTGCGTACCGGATTAATAATAATTATAAAGACTTATAAGGGCTTAGGCCCTTTTTTTACACCCAATAAAAACCCTCGCGTAAGTTGCAAGCAACCAAGAGGCGAGGGCCGTGTTGCGCTTATTGTAGCACATAAAAAACCCGCCTTTCTTCCGATTGGCGGGTAAACCTAAAATTTGAGGTGGTTAGTTCCAAAATAGAACCAGCCATTGCCTATGGTTATTTCCCTTCTAAAGCCTCAATTGCTTTTTTGGCTCTTGATAGCATTTCAATCACACTATCAATCTGATTAAAGTAAATTGGCACGTTCTTATTCCCATCTTTTACTCTTAAAAACACAGTCCCAAGATGCATCTCAGGCTCATACTCAAGATCATGCCGTTCACCTTCTATTACGATTTTACCATTAAGATCAAGATTATCCATAAAAAGCTCCTTTGTTAAAAGCTGGCGGGTTATCCAGTATCACCGCCGTTACGTTTGTTCACAGCGGTCGCAATCCGCTAAACCGCCTACTGGTGGCAGTTACCAATTAACCATTACCGGACAAGCCTCGACCTTTCGGTTGTCATGGGTTGACGTTTCCGCCCTTGGTCGCGCCCATTTATTATTTTTCGCTTAACTTGCTACGAAGCAAATAGCCCTCTAATGCCCAAATCTTATTCTTAGCATTATCACGGGCAATTTTACGCCCAATGTCTGCGTTGAAGTTTTCAGGGCTGGCACATGCAGATTCACCTAAAACTGTATAGCCGTTTTCTAGCGTTAATAGACACGCTGTAAAGGTAGTATTAGGGAAAACATAGTACTGCTCTGATGTAATAACTTTTTCTAGTCGATCAGGAGTTACACGCGGAGCTGTTAAGCCTTTTTCTTGTATTTCTTTTTCAATCTTGTCATCAGTCATTTTTTCAGTCTCTTTTGGTTGGCATAGCAAATTGCTATGAGTTTATTATACACAAAGGGTTTTAAATTAGAATAATGGTGTTGACCGCGCCTACAATGTAAACTAATATTGTAGCTCATGGAAACAAAAAGGAGTTACACATTGAAAATAGAAGCGGTAATAAAAAAGCTTAGGGTTTATATATTCACTAACTTTAAATCAGGTAGTGATTACGCTAAATCTAAAGGGGTTTCTAGGGCGTACATTAGCGCTGTACTTACTGGAAAAAGAGAGCCTAACGATGAAATTTTAAAGGATATTGGCGTGACAAAACAAAAACTAACAATCTATAAATAGGAGTGATGGCTATCAAATGGTTTAAACATGACGCAGACGCAAATATGGACGCGAGACTGCAAGAGATATTGCTAGACTATGGCTTAGAAGGGTATGGTCTATATTGGTACTGTATCGAGCTAATAACGCATAAGCTTGATTCAGAAAACATAACCTTTGAACTTGAGCATGATGCGCGAGTCATAGCAAGGAACACAGGAAGTAGTGTCCAAAAAGTTCAAGAAATGATGACAAGATTTATAGAAATTGGATTATTTGAGAATTTAGACGGAACTGTGACCTGCTTAAAGCTAGCAAAAAGACTAGATAAATCAATGACTAACAGTCCAAAAATGCGAGAATTCATAGAGAATGTCAGAGAACGTCATGACATTGTCAGAAAATGTCAGCCTAGAATAGAAGAAGAAGAAGATAAAGAAGAAGAAAAGAATAATATAAAGAAGGTTAATCAAGAGAAGTTCAATCAGGTAATTGAATACTTTCATTTGGTTACTGGCCGTAAGTTTAGAAAGTCACCTGATTTAATGGCAAGGATTAAAGAGTATTCAATTGATGAAATAAAAAGCGTCATTGACTACAAGGCAAAGGAGTGGATGGGTAGTGATATGCAAAAGTACCTAAGACCTCAAACCTTGTTTAATGCTACAAAGTTTGAAGGCTACCTTAACGACTCAAATCAATTAGTTCCAACGGAGAAGATGAATGAAAATCGACCACAACAAAATGCTAAACCAGCTATCGACTGGAACTCTACCGACTGGTGCAATGACCTACGCTAACAAACAGCGTGAGATAACACCGGAAGCAGGTGAATATATAAACGAAGTATTCACACGATTAACGGCAATATGCCCAGCATGGAAACAGGCATTTTCCAGCACTAAAGAACTAAACGCGGTTAAAAAAGAATGGATTACCGGATTCTATGATTCTGGCATTAAGTCAAAACATGTTGTTGATTACGCTTTAGCTAAACTTCGAGAAAGTGGAGAGGCATTTATACCGCCAGTAGGTAGGTTTATAGCATGGTGCCGCGAGGGTAGCCTTCCAGAAGGAATAAAAGGCTGTCTGGATTCATACAAAGAGATTCAGGGGTATTTGGCGCTGCCACTTGAGAGCAGAAAGCTATCAGGACTTAATCCAGAGGTTTATCACACCTTGCACAACCTAGGTGATTTTTACGGGTTCCGACACGCTGACAAGAAGCGCTCACTTGAGATTTGGACACAAGAGCATGAACGCACACTGGAAACGCTAAGAAACGGCGGCCAGCTAGCAGTGGCGCCACCTCCAAGAGTGGCAATAGAGAAAACACACACGCCAATTGCAAAAGAGGCGGCAATATCAAGACTACAAGCCATGAGGAGCCAACTGTGACGCACTTCACAATGAAAGGCAGAAGAGGCGACCAAATATCACACGCTAAACTAAATGAAAAGCTAGTGAAGCGGATAAGAGAAGAGCGAGAAGAGGCCATGATTCAGCGTGAGAAGCTAAACAAAAAGATTCACGCAAAAGAACTAGCCAAAGAATACAATGTTCATATTAGAACAATTGAAGCAGTTTTGGGCGGCTATAGCTGGACGCATATTTAAGGGGTTATTATGAGCTTATCAATTAAAAAGAAAGTCTTATCACAATCTAAAGCAAGCCAATCTGTTCAGGATGGCATTATTCAGTATCAAGAGTATTGGCGAAAAGCAAAGGGCGGGAATAATCCGGAAGTCATCAGGATAACGAGTGATCAACTTAAAAAACTTGGCGTTGATTCTGGTTATATGTTTAACGGTTCAAAATTGGAGTTAATATAATGCATGAAGTTACTACTGTCTCTTATAC